TGGAACCCTGTTGGTGGGGCGAGTAATTTTGATGTTGCACTAACGCCAAATTACTTGGTGGCAACGACATTTGTTGGTACAGTTACAGTAACCGTTACATAGGAGTCTAATATGGACAAGAAAGATTTAGCCCAAGACAAGAAGATGATTAAGTCTGCTGTCGGCAAGCACGAGAAAAACATGCACCCCGGCAAAAAGCCCACAAAGCTTGCCAAGGGCGGTAAGACCAATGAGATGATGATGCAGTATGGTCGCGGTATGGCCAAAGTTAAGAATCAGGGGAAATAACATGGCCAAGATTAACAATTTACCTGCTTCTGCATACGCTAAGCCCCACACCATGAGTGGTGCGCCTGTAGGCATATCCCAGAACCCCGGCACTCCTCCCAACCGCAGTAAAGCTGACACCGTTAACATGTCTATTGGCAACATCAGCAAAGCCGCTGGTAACGAAACCACTAAGACATCCGGTATTGTCACCCGTGGTAACGGCGCGGCGACCAAGGGTACTATGGCTAGAGGCCCGATGGCATGAATTACACCGAACTCAGTGCTGCTATTCAAGCGTATACGGAGAACACGGAAGCAGATTTCGTGGCTAATATCCCCGTGTTCGTTGAGCAGGCTGAGCAGCGTATATTCAACTCGGTGCAGTTTCCGTCGCTTCGCCAAAATGTGACAGGCGCAACTACAACAAACAACAAGTACTTGCAGTGCCCCACGGATTTTTTGGCGGTGTATTCATTGGCTATTATTAACGCCAGTGGTGAGTACGAGTACTTGTTAAACAAAGACGTTAACTTTATTCGGCAAGCATACCCACAGCCTACAGACACGGGGATTCCTAAATACTATGCTTTGTTTGGCCCACGTTCAGACAATCCGGCAGAGCTAACTTTTATCCTTGGCCCAACGCCAGACGCCGCATATGGGGCGGAGTTGCACTACTTCTTCTATCCACCGAGCATTTCTGTAGCGCCGTTTACTTCATGGTTGGGTGACAACTTTGACTCTGTGCTTTTGTACGGCTCTTTGGTTGAGGCTTATACCTACATGAAGGGTGAAGCCGACATGATGCAGTTGTACAACGGCAAGTTCATGGAAGCATTAGCGTTGGCTAAACGTCTGGGTGATGGTATGGAGCGTCAAGACGCTTATCGTTCTGGTCAGTTCCGTCAGAGGGTAACTTGATATGTCAATTATCCAAACCCAGACCACCAGTTTTAAGGCGCAGTTGTACCAAGGTATTCATGACCTGACAACCGACGTTATTAAAATTGCCTTGTACACAGCTTCCGCTGATTTGAATGAAGACACGACTGTGTACAGTTCGACCAATGAAGTAGCTAATACAGGCACTTACTCTGCTGGCGGTGCACAGTTAACTCCCATCACAATCGGCACGTCTGGTTACACAGCTTTTGTGGGCTTCCCAAACATCTCTTGGACAGGCGCAATCACCGCAAGATGTGCGTTGATTTACAACTCTACCCAAGGTAACAAATCCATAGCTGTGCTGGACTTCGGTTCTGACAAAACTTCTGTCGGCACATTTACAATCACCATGCCCGCAAACACCGCTACGGCGGCTCTTATTCGTTCTTCTAACTAGGAGTCATCATGACTATTGAAAAAACCAAAGCCACAGACGTTGTTTCTAGTGGTCTGACCTGTAACACCAAAGCCGGTGAGGACGCAAAGGCAACCGGTTTATTTGAAATCAAATGCCATGACAAAGATGGTAACCTGAAGTGGTCTGCTGAGTCTAAAAACTTGGTGGTCAACGTTGGCCTCCAGTACATGGCTGGCTCTGCTTTAACCTCAGTAGCCCAGATCACTACTTGGTATCTTGGCTTGTATGGCGCTGGCGCTTCTAACACACCTGCGGCGGGCGACACAATGGCTTCCCATGCTGGTTGGACAGAAGTTACTGCTTACAGCAACGGAACCCGTGTGACTGCTACTTTTGTAACAGCTACAACCGCTAATCCATCCGTGGTAACTAATACAGCTTCACCAGCCGTGTTTAACATCAACGGCACGGCAACAGTTGGTGGCGCGTTTTTGACGAGCAATGATACTAAGGGTGGCACAACAGGAACATTGTTCTCTGCGGCTGACTTTGGTTCACCCGGTGACCGTTCTGTGGTGAACAGCGATACTTTGTCTGTAACTTACACATTCAGCTTGGCGGCTTAATATGGCTGGGTGGGGTGACGGCTTATGGGGCGAACAAGGGTGGGGTGGTTTTACCGCCTTCACTAGCTCCGTAGACGAAACCTCTACTGGCACAGACGCGGTTACATCGGCACTCAGTGTTGATGCTTCAGTTGGTGAAACGGGTACAGGCACAGATTCAATAACAGCGTTGCCAACGTATTTTCCGGCAGTAACGGAAACGTCAACGGGAACAGATGCTGCCGAAGGGGGGCCGTTGTATGCTACAACGGTAACAGAGGCAAGCACAGTAACAGACGCGGTTTCTTCGGTCATAGCTGTAGGCGCGGTAATTACTGAGACTGCTACGGGTACAGATGCAACAGTAGGTGGTGAAGTATACGATGCGGTAATAGCGGGCACGGGTTGGGGCGAAAGCGCTTGGGGTTACAACTCATGGGGCGGGGTTGGTGAGCTAGCTCTTGCTTCAGACGTTGTAACGTCTACGCTGGGAGTTAGCGTAGCGGTAACGGAAACGGCAACGGGAACAGATGTTGTAACAGCGGGTATAGCGTTTACGGCACAGGTTACTGAGACGAGTACGGGTAGCGATGAAATTACGTCTACACCAAACTATGCTACAACGATAACCGAAACGGCTACTGGATCAGATGTTATTTTGGCTAACGCAGGGTTTGCAAGTGCGGTAACCGAAACAGCAACAGGCACAGATAACATAATTGGAAGTCTTGTATATTTTGGTGATATACAAGAAACGGCAACAGGAACAGATGCAGTAACGGCGGTAGTTGTAGTTAATGCGGCAATTACAGAGAACGCAACGGGAATAGATGCAGTCACAGCACAAGTAGGATTTAAAGGCACAATTACTGAAAATGCAGTAAGCGCGGATACTTTAAGGGCGGCAGCGGCGTTTATAGCTTCTATTTCAGAGTTGGCTACGGGCACAGACGCAATCACAGCACGGCCTTTCTGGGAAATAATTGATGACACGCAGAACGCAAACTGGCAAAATATCGGTAACACGCAAACGGCAGGTTGGGCTGCTGTTGCAACGAACTAGGAGTATTTAAATGGCATCAGAAACAGGACAACTAGGGTTATTAACCCCCACGCAGGGTACGCTCTCTGGTACGTGGGGCGATACTGTTAATAACGGTATTACCGAGTACACCAACCTTGCTATTGCAGCTACGTTAACGTTAACAAACGATGGTGCGGTAACTCTTGCAAATACCACGGGTAATGCCTCCGTTACCAACATCACGTCTACTTTGACGGGCGCGGGTACAGTAACGGCTCAGCACGCGATTGTTCGCGTGACAGGTACGCTGACTACAACCAAAATCATTACAGGCCCAAGCTACAGCAAAACGTACGTGGTGATTAACGATGCTACAGGTGGCTCAGTCACAATTAAAGCAGCGGGTCAGTCAGGGGTCACGGTTGCCGTAGCCGATAAAGCTTTGGTGGCGTTCAACGGTACAGACTACGTGCGCGTAGGCGCATCTGCTGGCGGCTCTGATACACAGGTTCAGTTCAACAGTTCTGGTAACTTGGCCGGTTCTGCAAACATGACCTTTAACGGCACAACGCTGACTGCGGCAGGTTTCTCTGGCCCATTAAATGGTTCTGTCGGTGCAACCACACCAAGCACAGTTGTAGCCACGCAGGTTAACGTCACTGCACAAGGCGATGTTCGCTTTGAAGATACAACAGGCGGTCAGTATGTAGCGCTTCAAGCTCCCGGCACGGTTGCTACTAATATAACGTTTACACTTCCCGGTACGGATGGCTCAAGCGGTCAGGCTATAGTGACTAACGGCTCTGGTGTTCTGTCATTCGGCACGGCTGGCATTACAGCAGGCCAATCAATCGCTTTCGCTTTAATCTTTGGTTTATAAGGAAACATCATGGCAAATCCTAATATAGTTGCTGTAGCCGCCATTTATGGTAATACGTCTACAAACTTAATTTCATCTACAAACGACCCGTTTGCAACTGCACTGGTTAGTAATGCGGCCTCTTCTGGCAAGGTTTTTAAGATCAACTCGATTGTTGTGGCCAATGTGGACGGCACTTCGGCGGCTGACATTACGATCAAAATCTTTTCTCAAGATGATCTTGGTGGTACAGGTACTGCAATTGCCTCAACTATTTCT